CGAGAACAAATTGACGATGCCTTCCCCGACCGTGGTCGTGATTCGGACTCAGGGGCTTACTCAGATGCAAGGCATGCTGCTCGTAAGTCTGACCACAATGCGGATGCTAATGGCTGGGTACGCGCCATCGACATTGACCGTGACTTATCCAAAGGGCGGGATGTCATGCCCGACTTGGTTGACCAGGTTCGACTATATGCCAAAAAACACGGACGATTTAGTTACATCATATTTGACGAAAAAATTGCTTCACCCATCCTTAACTGGAAATGGCGCAAGTACCGCGGAATTAACAAACACACGAAACATGCACATTTCTCGTTTCGCAAAGATGCGGACCTGGATGAATCGTTTTACAAAGAAATCCCACTCATAGGAGATAAATAATGTCAAAGAATACAAAGAACGCAATCAAGTCATATCTAAAAGCAGTGGGGGTTTCTGCAATTACTTTGGGACTTGCACTTGTTGCCGATATCCGTCCTGAATATGCCGTCCTTGCCTCAGCATTGGTTGCTCCAATCGTCAAGTATCTAGACCCGACCGATGACCAAATTTCATGAGTCCGAACGACTGGATGGGTGTTGTACTTGCTGCGCTGACCGTTATTGGTTCATTTATTGGTGCGGTCAAGTGGTTAGTCAAGCATTACCTAAACGAATTAAAGCCAAATTCAGGAAGTAGCATGCGCGACCAAATTACCGCATTGGAAGCGCGTGTCGAAACAATCATTCGCATCCTAGAGAAGTGACAATTTACTCATGGCAAGAAAAGCAACTAAGCAATTAGAGGAACAAGGTTACTCGCCGCTTGAGGCTTACTGCATCGGACTCCATGAATTTTGGAAGGGACTCAAGAAGGCAGGTTTCACAACTGAAATTGCTCTTGGCATTATCTGCGAAAAAAGTTCTTATCCTGACTGGATTTTGCCTAATCCAATAAACCCAAACATTCCTGAACCTGACTGGTATGACGATGAGGATGAATGACAACAACAAAATCAAGAATTTTGGTCATCAGTGACCTTCAAATTCCGTACCATCATGAGCAAGCAGTAAAAAATCTAATCAAGTTAGTTAATCGGGAAAAGTTCGACCTTGTATTAAATACTGGAGATGAACTCGATATGCAGGCTCAATCCAAATGGGCGAAAGGAACAGGACTTGAATGGGAAGGTCAACTTGATGCCGATAGAAGTTTGGCTCAACAAATTCTTTGGGACTTACGCACAACAGACATCACTCGAAGTAATCACACTGACCGCCTTTATCACACACTCCTTCGAGGAGCACCATCCCTCATAGGTTTGCCTGAACTGGAATATCCAAAATTTATGGATTTTGCGTCACTTGGCATCCGCTTCCACAAGAAACCTTTTGAGTTTCATCCAGGTTGGGTTTTGGTTCATGGGGACGAAGGTTCAATGAATTCCAATGCGGGACTTACTGCGCTTGGCTTGGCTAAGAAGTTCGGCAAAAGCGTTGTTTGCGGTCACACTCATAGAGCAGGCATCAGTGCCTATTCTGAGGGCATAGGAGGCTCATACAGGACTCTTTGGGGCGTTGAAGCAGGTAATGTTATGGATAAGCGCAAAGCCTCTTATTTGAAGGCGGGAGCGGCTAACTGGCAGATGAGCGTGGCAATCCTAGAAACGCATGGAAAGAACCTCTCGCCTATGCTCATTCCAATCAACAAGGACGGCTCATTCACCGTTTATGGCAAGAATTATGGATGACTTAAAAATCGACATTTTTAGGGACATCGATGACCAAATGGATGCCGCAGAATTGTTACCGTTTCGTTATCAAAATAAGCGAGATTTTGTCAGATAAGTGTGCAACCCTAATCCAGTAACGAAATCCAGTAGTTACAAAGGGAGCAAAAATGGTTATCAATTCACTGACAATCCTGACAGTTGTTGGGGTTTGCATGGCAATTTACTTTTCATTTAAACTAGGTTTAGAGGTTGGTTATGACCGCGGAATTGTTGACGGTCGCAAAGCCTTAAGAAAGCAATTTGAGCAGGTGGGTCGATGAAGGCGACTAAGGCACTCATCGATGCAATCGACATTATGCAAAATCGTGGTTCAATCTACGGTCATCCGAAAATCAATCAAGGTCGGATATCTGCAAGGTTATCCAATTTATTTGATTTCCCAATCACAGATGCACAGGCTTGTCTTGCAATGGTCGAAGTTAAACTCAGCCGAATCCAGGAAACACCAAGCCATGTTGATTCCTATGTAGATGCAATCGCTTATTTAGCCATCGCACTTGAACTCGCAACAGAACAGGATGAACTTTATGTTTAATTTAGATGATTATGAGCCAGTCGAAAAGCGGCTTGGTTCTCCGGAAAAGGTCACAACATTTTGGGGGGATTATCCTGATGGTCGTATTGAAACTGAACTCATTTCATTCCAAAATGATAGATACATTGTTAAAGCATGGGTTTATCGGACTTACATGGATAGCGTGCCGTTCGCCTCGGGACTCGCGGAGGAGAGCGTTAGCAGTAGAGGGGTTAATGCTACTAGCGCGTTGGAAAACTGTGAAACTAGCGCAATCGGTCGTGCGCTTGCAAACGCAGGTTATGCGGCTAAAGGCAAAAGACCTTCAAGAGAGGAGATGACAAAAGTTGTAAAGTCTAAAATGGCTACAACGACTGAGTACATTCCAGTTGCAAATGAGGATGACCCCTGGACAATAAAAACTGTTGAAATACCAAAAACATCGGCTGAAGCGGTTTCGATTGTGAAAGAAATTATAGGCGGGACCACTGACAAGGATGTTCCTCGATGTCCTCATGGTGAAATGCATTGGGCTTCAGGAATGACAAAAGCAAACAAGCCGTGGGGTCATTTTAAGTGCATGGCAGCAGCAACAGGTGAAATGAATCGATGCCCCAAAGGCGAGGATGTCATTTGGTATGAAATAAAGCCTGACGGCTCCTGGGGCAAACAAAAGTCGAGAGCCTAAATGGAAAACAAAGTAATCGTTTCTAGCAAAGCCAGGGAAACATCCAGGATTGCTGCTGAACGCATATATCCAAAATCGGGTTCGATTCGATTAAATGTTTATGAGTATCTCATCAGACAGGGACTTCGAGGAGCGACTGACCAGGAAATGCAATCAAATTTGAATCTATCAGGTGACACAATTCGACCAACTCGGATGACATTGCTTAAGGATGGATTCATAATCGACTCGGGCGAAACCCGAAACAACCCAAATGGTAATCCATGCGTTGTGTGGCGCGCCATTGATACAGGAATGATGTTCTAATGGGCGAAATGGTCATATTTAGTGATGGTGAGGCAATCATCATGGGTGGGGAACTTGAACAACCCGAGGAGGTTGTGATTTATTGCGATTTATGTAATGAGCCGATAGCAATTACACCTATTGCAAATGATGAGGTATTCCTTCAATGTTTAAGATGTCACGCAGTCAATGGCAAGCCAGCACCGCAAGCATAGAGGTTATGCGACAGAACGCATTGTAAGCCGCTATTTGCAGCAATGGTGGAGCAACGCTAGTGTCGGTCGAGGTCAAGGCAAAGATATCTTGAATGTACCGTTCGACATCGAGATAAAAGCGCGTAACTCACTTGACATCAAAGGGACACTTCGCCAAATCAAAGCGCGTACATCCAAAACTGGGGAGTTAGGGTTTGCGTGTTTCAGACTCAATGGGCAAGGGGAAGCATCAGTCGAGGAGTTCGTCTGCATGTTGACATTGGGTGATTTGGTGGAGTTATTAAGAAAAGCAGATTATGACCGCATCCCATCAGGTGACATAGATTGGGAAGCAATGATTGAACGATGCGATAATTGCGGAACTCAGAAAATAAAAAATTGGAGATGCAAAACCTGTGACTCGGAGAATCATGCCAACTTATGAATATAGATGTCCTTTGTGTAATTTACAGATGGAGTTGGAGTTACCAATGGAGCATGATTTAGTTCGATGTCAAGATTGTGGTGCTCAAGCCAATCGAATTTATTCATCTCCTGGATTGGTTTTCAAAGGGAAAGGTTTTTATTCAACAGATTATAAATAATGAAACGCCGTCCTGACCTGCGATTATAGAAATGGATTTGACATGACCAGTACACTCAGAGGGCTAGAGCACACCAAGTGCTCAGAGCGAACCGTGAAGCGGTTAGTTCGCTCGGTAGCAATCGTGTTAGGGGCGGCTCTATGCTTCTCCGTTGTATCAGCAGCAAGTGCGACAAACGCACCAATTAAAAGACTTACTTCAAAAGAATATGCAAAAGGTCAATTAACAACAAAGAACTATAAATGCTTGGCCACGCTATATGGAAAAGAAAGTGCGTGGAGATGGAAAAGCGTAGGCAATCTAAATGGCAAACAGAGAGTGTATGGAATTCCTCAAGGTAAGTCAGAATTCCTAAGAACTGCTAATCCATATCAACAGATTGACTGGGGATTACGATACATAGGTCATCGATACGGCTACACTAGGACTATTGAAGGGATGCAGCCTGATACATGCGCTGCTCTTAGACACTGGCAGCGTAAAGGATGGCATTGAGTAGCAGTCTTAAGTCAACAGGTTCATCGAGTAGATGGCGCAAGATACGAGAGCAGGTCATCCGAAGGGATGGCGTGTGTCAGTTGTGTGGCAGTGATGAATCACTAAGCGTTGACCACATAGTGCCTAGAGCACTTGGAGGAAACGATTCAATGAATAACTTGCAAGTCTTATGCACTTCGTGCAATTCACGCAAGGGGGGTAGGTTTTTTGAGAGCACAAGAACACCCCCGACCCTTCCTGTTTCTTTTTACCCCGAAACCGAGTCAAAAGTTCATGACCAAGACTAATTGGTTGAGTCAGGCTCAAAATGGCTGAGAACGGCTCTCAAAGGCTTGAATCGGGCAGGGTAGGGGTAACAGAACCTCGTATTCGCTCCAAAGCCTTAGATTTACCTTCACGCGGTCAAGAAATGATTGAGTTTTGCGAGGAGATTGGTTTTCCTTTGCTACCCTGGCAGAAATTGCTTGCGATTGAAACTCTCAAATACAAACCCGATGGTCGTTGGGCGCATCCTATTGTGGGTGTCATGATTGCCCGCCAAAATGGCAAGTCAACCTTTATGGCACTTCGCATCTTATTTGGCATTTACAAACTTGATGAGAAAATGCATTTGGCAACTGCTCACAAACTTACAACTTCGGCAGAAATCTTTTTCAAGGTCGGTCAAATGATTGAGGACTCGCCAATCCTCCAGGCTAACTTTGCAAAGAAGTACGAATCCAAAGGTTCCCAGGAAATTCGCTTTGTCAACGGTGCTCGGTATTTAATCCGAGCGGGTAATTCTGCTGCTCGCGGTATTGCCGCTCCTGATGTCATCCACATTGACGAATTGCGTGAATTTACCGATGAGGAAATTTGGTCATCTATGCGATTTACTCAAATGAGTAATAAAAATCCTCAAGCCATTGTCTATTCAAATGCGGGACATGCTCAATCGGTGTTGCTTCTCAAATTAAGGGAACGAGGACTTGCCGCATCGCAAGGCGCGGATGATTCGATTGGTTGGTTTGAATGGTCAGCCGAACAAGATAAGCCAATTAACGACATCGATGGATGGTATCAATCCAATCCGTCACTTGGTTGGACAATTCATGAGGATAATATTCGGGATTCCTTATCAGATAGGGAGGACATTTTTAGAACTGAGGTTTTATGCCAATTCGTTGACATGATTAATCCAGTCATCATCCCTAGTGAATGGGCGAAGTGTAAAGATGAGTCAGTTAAACTCGAACAGTCCAAAGATACCTGGATGGCTATTGATTTAAGTCCTGACAGGCAACACGCGGCATTGGTAGCGGCTCAAAGACTCGATGGCGAAAGATTTATGGTGTCCTTGCTTCAAACTTGGTATAACCCAATTAACCTGGATGACAAATTGCTTGCAAATGATATTGCTCCCTGGGTTAGAAAATATCCAGTGGCAACCGTTGCCTTTAGCAAGTCAACCGCCGCCGCCGTTGCTGCGAGATTATTGCCAGCAGGTATCCCAGTTCATGAAATCTCGGGAATTGAATACCAACAAAGTTGTGATGAGTTCGTTTCGGCTATTTCAGCGAATCGTTTAATTCACAAAGGTCAAGAGGAATTCGACAAGCAAGTTTTGTCTGCCGTCAAACTTCAAAGAGGTGATGGCGGTTGGGTCATGGGTAGATTGAAGTCAGGAATTGTTTGCGGTGGAGTCGCGGCTGCAATGGTTAGCCATTTTGCGACACAGGCAGAAACCGAGGTTGACATTCAAGTAGGTTGACAAAGTGCTATAATTTGTCTAATGGGAATCCGTGACTTTTTCTTGCCTACCACATCAGTTGAGCCAATCACAGTCGATGCGGCTGCTACTCCAGCCCCTTTTAATAACACATCGTCAATAAATGGATTTTTTAATTATTCATCAACCGCAACTCGTCAACAAGCAATGGCTATTCCAACAATCGCTCGCGCTCGAGGAATTCTTTGTTCAACAGTTGCAAGTTTGCCAATGGAACAATATTCAAAACTTAATGGAGCGCATTTATCAACTCCAGGAGTAATTAATCAGCCTGACCCACGCGTTCCAGGTTCCGCAATTTACGCATGGCTCGCTGAGGACCTTTTATTTTTTGGCGTTGGGTACGGTCAAGTTCTTGAGCAATACGGTGACACAGGTCGCGTTCGTGCATGGACTCGCATTTCACCTGACAGAGTAACTGCAAAACTAAACGCTAACTCAACAGAAATAATTGGCTATCAAGTTGATGGAACAATCGTTCCTAATCAAGGCGTTGGTTCTCTTGTTGTATTTTATGGTTTGGATGAAGGAATTCTTAATCGCGCAGGTCGCACAATTCGTGCGGCACATGCTTTGGAACAAGCGGCAGAAACTTTTGCAAAAGAGCCTGTTCCATTGCAGGTTTTGAAATCAAATGGCACAAATTTGCCAGCAGAACGCATTGCGAAACTGCTTGAGGCTTGGCGTGTAGCAAGAACTCAAAAATCAACGGCGTTTCTTAATGCTGATGTTGAATTGCAAGCGTTGGGCATAGACCCAGCGAAACTCCAACTCAATGAGGCTCGACAGTATGTCGCATTGGAACTTGCTCGCGCTTGCAACCTTCCTGCTTATTTCGTAAGTGCAGAAACAACATCTATGACTTATTCAAACACAACTTCAGAACGCCGTGGATTAATTGATTTTTCACTTCGTCCAATTCTTACTGCTATCGAACAACGCCTAAGCATGCCGGACTTCGTCAGCAGCACAACTGAAGTTCGTTTTTCACTTGATGACTTCCTTCGCGGAAATGCTTTGGAGCGCGCTCAGGTTTATCAAATTCTTAACACAATCGGTGCAATGTCAGTCGAACAAATCAGAGAAGAAGAAGATTTAATCGACAATGGAGAAAGAGCCTAAAATGAAAATAACAATGCCAGTCACACTCACTGCATCCGATGCTGAATCACGCATTATTGCAGGTCGAATTGTTCAATGGGATGCAGTTGGTAATACATCCGCAGGACAAACAAAATTCCTTGAAAACTCAATTACATTGGGCAAGGATACAAAACTAGTTTTGGAACATCAGCAAACAAAGCCAATCGGCAAACTTGTTGAATGGTCACAAGATGCAACAGGTATCACTGCTTCATTCAAAATCGCAAAAACAACTGCGGGAAATGATGCACTTGAGGAAGCCGCTACTGGATTGAGGTCAGATTTTAGCGTGGGTGTTCAAGTAGATTCCTGGGACAATGTTGAAGGCGTTATGGCTATTTCAGCATCATCTTTAGTCGAGGTCAGCCTCGTTACATCAGGCGCAATACCTGGAGCCGAAGTGCAAAAGGTTGCAGCAGTAGAAACAGAAATTTCTGAGCCATCTCAGGAAACAACAAATCCAATCACAGAAGGAGAACAAGTGTCAGACACTACCGTTCCAAACGCTCCTGCCGCCGAAACGGTAGAAGCAGCACATGTTGAAGTTAAGGCTTCAACTGCTCCACTTATGACAACAAAAGTTCGTCATGGAATCACAGGTCCAGCATCATTCCTAGAGCACTCAGTTCGCGCTGCTCTTGGCGATGACACATCAAAGTTGTGGGTTGCAGCAGCATCAGACACAACAACAACTGAGGTTGCAGGACTCGTACCAACTCCACAATTATCAACAATTTGGGACCCAAAGACAACAAATATTCGTCCTGCAATTTCAGCAGTACGCAATGCGGTCCTTCCTCCAGCAGGAATGACTTTTGAAATTCCTCGCGTTAAGACTGCACCAACAGTTGCCTCACAGGCAGAAAAGGGTGCGTTCTCAGATACACAACTTGAAATTGAATATGTAAATTGCTCAGTTTCTACCTTCGCAGGTATGCAAAAATTCGATATCCAGGTCCTGGACCGCACAAGTCCCGCCTTCTTTGACGAATTAATTCGTTTGATGGGCGCGGCGTATGCTAAGGCAACTGACGAAGCAATGCTAACTGCAATTCAAGCAGGAACTTTAGATTCAACAACAATCACACTTCCTTTCGATGGTGATGAGTTTGCAGGATTTATTTCACGCGGTGCAGCATCAATTTACAATGCAACAAAGCGTTTTCCAACAGGCATTTTGGTTTCTCCTTCACAATGGGCAAACCTAATTGCACTAACTGATAGCAACAAGCGACCATTGTTCAATGTTGCAGGCAATAGCCAAAATGGAATGGGCGTTGTTGAGCCAGGTTCAGCAGTCGGTTCAGTTATGGGACTTCCTGTTTATGTTGACCCTTACCAGGGAACAACAGGCGATGACACAATCGTCATGGTTAATAGCGATTCATTCGTTTGGTACGAAGGTGCAGGACCTCTACAACTCCGCACAAACATTGTAAGCACAGGTCAAGTTGAAGTTGGATATTACGGCTACGGAAGTGCAGTAACACTTTCAAGCGGTGGTTCATTCGGATTCAACAACGCTGCTTAACAAATAATCATGAGGGGGGCAGTTGCTCCCGATTGTCCCCCTCAGCCGTCTAAGAGAGGAAACAGAAATGGCTTCAATCGTCACAGTTGCTGAACTGCGTTCAATTCTTGGTGTTTCTGTTTCCCTCTATTCGGATGCTTACCTCACAGATGTCATTGACACTAGTGAGTCAGTAATTTTGCCAATGCTTAACAAATATGCAACCGCCGTTGATAAAGTATCGCTGACAGATAATGTCGCTACTTATCACACAACAAACATTCATGAATTTACTGAAGGACAATCGGTTGTTGTAACTGGATGCGGTGCTCCATTTACCGCAACAGTCACAGTTTTATCAGACCCAGGGGATTACACATTTGATGCAGCAATCACCAATGCAAACATTCCTGAGAAAAATGTTATCCCTTCAGGACTTGCAACCCTCTCAGGTGCATCTACTTATGTTGGTGTCGCAGCAGTCGAATCTGCCGTTTTGGCAGTTGCAGTCGAAGTTTTCCAATCTCGAATTGCGCCAGGTGGACAAATCGAAGGCGTAGATTTCACGTCCGTTTCTCCTTACCGTTTAGGCAGGTCGCTATTCAACAGAGTTTCGGGGTTGCTTGGTCAATACCTCGATGTTGAAACAATGGTGCAGTAATGCCTGCATCCACAATTCTTTCCTCAGTCCGTCAACCTTTAGCAACTGCACTTTCAGGAGTCGCGGCAAATGTTTATGCTTATGTTCCTGAGGCACCTCAAGTTCCATTTTGCGTGACAGTTCCGGACTCTCCTTATTTAGAATTGCAAACAATTAATAAAACAACGCTTCACACCAAAATTAATTTGGTTATTTCAGTAGCGGTTGCATATAACTCCAATCCAGCGTCCCTGGACAATTTGGAGCAACTCATCATGAGTGTCCTCGCCGTTATCCCTGTTGGATACACGATTGAGGCGGTCGAAAAACCTACAGTTACTCAGGTCGGTCCATCAAATTGTTTGGTGTCCGATGTCCGAGTTTCCACTTACTACACACAAACAACCTAAGGAAAATAAATGGCAACGACAGTAATAACAGGTCGCGACATTTCTTTGTCGTTCACAGGTGGAACAGACATCGAAGCGCAAGCGACATCAGCAGTACTCACAAAGACAAATGTTCGTGAAACTTATCAAACACTAGATGGCGAAGCGTACAAGACAGTTAATGTCGAAGGTACATTTGCTCTTGAAATGCTTGCAGACTGGGGCAAAGAAAATTCAGTATGCGAGGCACTTTGGGCAGCAGCAGAATCTGCACCTGACACAGACATTTCGATTTCATTGACTGCGGCTACAGGCGCAGTTTTTGTTTTCCCAATTAAGCCTGAATTTCCAACCGCAGGTGGCGCAGGAACTGATGCTCAGACGGTATCATTCACATTCAAAGTGTCTAAGGGCGCAGTCGTAGAAACATTCAGTTAATTAGTAGAAACGGGAGCACAAAATGAAACTGCCAATTCTAATTGAGTTCAACTCAGGGGAGAAAGCAACTTATATTGCACAACCTCCTGAATGGGCAAAATGGGAAAAAGCAACAGGCAACACAATCGGCAAGGCTCAGGATTCCATTGGAATTTGGGACTTAATGTTTTTGGCTTACAACTCAATGAAGCGTGAGTCAGGTGGAAAGCCTGTAAAGAACTTTGAAGTTTGGATGGAAACGGTTGCGGAAGTAACGGTTTTGGATGCAGACCCAAAAGTTTCGAGCCAGGAAGCATCAACCGAGTCCTAATCCAGTTAGCACTGGCAACAGGAATCCCGATGAGTGAATGGCAAACCGCAGAGGAAATTCTGACCGCGTTAGAAATACTTAAGGAGCAAGGAAATGGCAAAGGCTGAACTAGCATTTGACAAGACCGAACTTCGTGGCGTTTTTAAGGCACTCAAGAACATGGATGTAGCAGCGACAGAGGAAGCAAGAATTCAATCGGGAGCACTTGCTGAATATGCTCGCAAAGAGGTGATTGGTTCTGCTAACGGTTTGAATTCTCAAGCCGTAGCAGGGCGAATCGCCGAAGGTGCAAAAGTTAAAAAATCATCAAAGATTGGTGAAATTACTTACGGCTTTGCATCTCAGAAATTTAGCGGTGGAGCAACGACCAAAGACATTTGGGGCGGCTCGGAGTTTGGTTCAAACAAGTATAAACAATTTCCTGTTTGGTCAGGGCGTGAAGGTCGTGGTTCAAAGGGTTGGTTTATCTATCCAACACTTCGCAGAATTCAACCTTACATTGTTAGCGAATGGACTGCGGCATTTGGTCGCATCCTGAAAGAGTGGGGATAATGGCAACAGGTACAAGAGCATTAACCCTCAAACTCATTGCGGACATCGATGACTTTAATAAGAATTTAACAAAAGGCTCAACAGAGGTCGAAGGCTTTGGCGGAAAGATTGAGAAGTTTGGCAAGGTCGCAGCAGCAGCATTTGCAGCAGCAGCAGCCGCAGCAGTTGCCTATGCAGGCAAACTCGCCATTGATGGAGTCAAGGCAGCAATCGAGGATGAAGCAGCGCAGGTACGCCTTGCAGCAGCACTCGAAAATGCAACAGGTGCAACTCGCGACCAAATCGCAGCAGTTGAACAACAAATCACAAAGACTGCACTTGCAACAGGTGTAGCAGATGACCAACTTCGTCCTGCACTTCAACGCCTGGCAGTTTCTACAGGGGACACAACAAAAGCGCAGGAACTCCTTAATCTTGCACTTGATGTCGCTCAAGCAACTGGCAAGCCATTAGAAACAGTCGCAAATGCATTGGGTCGAGCCTACGATGGAAACACAACATCTCTCGGCAAACTAGGAATCGGTTTATCGGCAGCCGAACTTAAGACAATGAGTTTCACTGATGTCCAGGGCAGACTTTCAGATTTATTTGGTGGCGCAGCCGCTAAGAACGCGGAAACATTTCAAGGTCGAATGGACCGACTCAAGGTTGCATTTGATGAAGCAAAAGAAACTATCGGTTACGCATTACTTCCAATCATTGAAAGATTGGTGTCATTTGTTGTCAATCAAGTTGTTCCAAACCTCCAAAAGTTTGCTAGTGCGTTTGACCCAATCGTTGAGGCTATAAACGAGAACAAAGATTCATTCCAAAAACTATTTAACTTCATTGGCGATTACATCATTCCAATCTTGACCACTCTTGCAGGTGGAGCACTTCGCGTTGTTGGTGAAGTATTTGGCAAAATCATTGGCATCATTGGTGGAGCAATAGATAAAATCTCTGACTTTGTTGCATCAGTTCGGGACATGGTTAACAAGGTTATAGAAGCCTACAATCGCCTCCCAACTCCTGACATTTCCCTTATTGGTGGCGGTGGCGGTGCAGTAGGTGGAGCACCTGGAGCAATCTCGGGCGGCGGTTCAAACGCTGCAATCCTTTCTGCCGTTACTGGACTTAGTAGCATTACCTCAGGCATTTCAGGTTTATCAGGTCCAATAGGTGGCAAAGCAGGAACATCAGCAAACAAAAAGGCTCTTGCGAAACTTCAATCTGATGCAGAAATGCTAGGTGCATTAGTTGACCAATTAACAGGTGCAAATCAATATGCTTCAACCTTTACAAGCGATAGTGCAGCGGCTCGAGCAGAGCGCGCTTTCCAGGCTCAAGCAATCAACATTACCGTCAATGGTGCAATCGATTCAGAATCTACTGCTCGCCAAATTGTTGAAATCCTTAATGACTCCGCAGCGCGTGGCACTGTAGGTGCTGGGAAACTTAATCTATTGCCATGACCGCATGGAGTCCTGTTTGGCAGGTATCAATGAACGGTGGGACATTTACTAATGTCACGCTATCAAACCTTACCATTTCATCAGGTCGAACAGACATTTATTCTCAACCTGTTGCTGGCTACTGTTCAGTTGAACTTCTCAACACAGACCAATCAAATATCAATATAGAAATAAATGACCAAATAGCAATTCAGGTCAAAGATTCAACAAATACTTTTATTCCAATTTTTGGCGGTTTTATTACCGACATTGACCAAACAGTTAAAACATCAGGTTCAAACGCTATTGTTCAAACTTTCAAAGTCATTGCTCTTGGTGCTCTTTCTCGTTTGCCTAAGATTTTGACCGAAGGCGTTCTAGTCAAGGACTTTGACGGGGACCAAATTTATTCAATCCTTTCCGGACTTTTGTACAATTCCTGGAATGAAGTTCCTGCTGCAACTCAATGGTCAACTTACAATGCAACTGAAACATGGGCAGATGCTCAAAACTCAGGATTGGGAGAAATTGACCAACCTGGAGATTACGAATTAACTAGCCGTTCAGCAGACATAGTTGATGTTTATTCACTCGTTTCGGCTCTTGCAACATCAGGACTTGGTTACATTTACGAGGATGCTCAAGGTCGTATTGGTTATGCCGATTCAACGCATCGCAGTCAATACCTTGCGGCTAATGGTTATCTTGAAGTTACTGGACATCATGCACTTTCTAGAGGTGTTTCAACATCTCGCCGAATCGGTGACATCCGCAATGAGGTAACTATTACCTATAAAAACGGTGACCAACACACTGCTTCAGATTTAGACTCACAGGCACTTTATGGCAAACAGGCTCAAAACATTCAGACATCGATTGAGAACGGCGTAGATGCCACTGCTCAGGCAAACTTTTATCTTGCGCTTCGTGCCTATCCTCAAAGCCTGTTTAAGTCCATTACCTTTGAACTGACTAACCCTGAAATCGACAATTCTGACCGTGATGACTTACTCAATGTTTTCATGGGATTACCTCTTGACATCATAGACTTACCTGCAAACATGACTGGGGGCAGATTCCAGGGGTTTGTCGAGGGCTGGACTTTTAGCGCAGGATTCAACAAACTTTCAGTAACTCTTTTGCTTTCGCCTGTTGCATTTAGCCTTCAAGCGATGAAGTGGGAAAATGTCCCAATCACTGAGGCATGGAACACAATCTCAACAACTTTGGACTGGACTAACGCTACAATAGTAGCCTGACAATAGGAGAACAATGGCAACAACGACCAATTATGGGTGGACAACACCTGATGACACCGCGCTCGTCAAGGATGGTGCAGCAGCAATCCGAACACTCGGTTCATCTATTGACTCAACACTCAAAACTCAAATTGATGCACAGATTCCAGATTCTCTGCTTACTACAAAAGGCGATTTAATTGCTGCAACTGGAGCATCTACCCCAGCGCGTTTAGCCGTTGGAACAAATGATTATGTTTTAACTGCCGATAGTACCGCTTCAACTGGTGTTAAATGGGCTGCGCTACCATCAGGCGGTGGCATGACTTTACTTAGCACTACATCATTAACTGGAACATCTGTAACAATTTCAAGCATTTCACAAGGTTACACAGATTTACAAATCTTATTGCCGGGAATGGCATTTGCTTCAAATACAAATGTTTATGTTCGATGGAATAATGATTCAAGCAATTCAATCACTACAGGATATTCTTATTATAGCGGCGGTGGATTTAGAGCCACAGATGGGCAGTTAGCATCAACTGGCGTTACATCTCATCACGCTGCTCTTTACATGCCTAATTATGCTTCTTCCACATACAAAAAACCAGGATGGGGTAATGAAGTTATGGCTGGTTATGGTCTGCCACTTGGTATTCTTTATGATTCAACAACTGCAATTACATCGATTACTATTGCTACATCCGGCAATTCATTTACAGCAGGAACATGTCTAATCTACGGAGTTAAATAATGGCTAAAACATCAACTCGTCCAATGGTGAGAATCCACAATTCTGAAACAAATGAAATAATTGACCGTGAAATGAATGATGCGGAATTTGCTCAGTACGAAACAGATAAAGCAGCGTTTGCCATAGCCGAAGCAGCGAGAGTAAAACAGGTTGCAGACAAAGCCGCTCTATTGGCTCGACTCGGTTTAACCGAAGATGAACTAAAAACTATTCTCGGATAATGAAGCCAAAACTTTCTAAGTCTGCTATTCAACTTCGAGAACAAATTGACGATGCCTTCCCCGACCGTGGTCGTGATTCGGACTCAGGGGCTTACTCAGATGCAAGGCATGCTGCTCGTAAGTCTGACCACAATGCGGATGCTAATGGCTGGGTACGCGCCA